TCCCCTATGCCAAGCACCCTGCAGCGGAGTGGCACGGGCTTGACTTCACCCAGTACCAGTTCGTGTTCATGCACCAGACCGTGACCGGGGCCATCGCAAGCAACGGGCAGCGCATGGACGGGGAATCGCTCCCGGACCTTGCGTCCGCGGGCAAGGTGTACAGCGGGGACATCCACGTGCCGCAGGTGATCGGGCCTGTGGAGTACGTGGGTAGCCCCTACCAGGTGCACTTCGGCGATAACTTCGAGCCGCGCGTGGTGCTGATGAAGCGCCACGGTGCACAGTCCATCAGCTTCAAAGGTGTGTTTCCGAGGCGCCGCATGATCACAGTGGCGTCCCTGGCTGAGCTGAAGAACTACGAGCTGAAGGCGGGTGACTATGCCAAGGTGCGACTCAAGCTGCCACGCGCCGAGCACCACGAATGGCAGCGCAGGAAGGCAGCGGTGCAGGAGCTGCTGAGTCGTGTGGGTGTGCACTGCGAGGGCATCGAGCTTGTGAGCGGGGTTGCCCGCAAGAGCTTGCACGATGCACCTACGCAGTCGCACAAGATGACACCGGCCCAGCGTGTGCTCAGGTACGTGGAGCGCGACGAGCTTGGTGGGGACGTGCTTGACGCCGGACTGGAGCTGCTATGACACCGGTGACACTGGAAATCGAGAACTTCCGATCTTTCCGGGGGCTGCACACGTTCCATTTCCCCATGCAGCCTGGTCTGTACTTCATGCAAGGGCGCAATGAGGAGGAGCCGTCGCTGGGGCAGAACAGCGCGGGCAAATCGACCCTGTGGGATGCGCTCGCTTGGTGCCTGTGGGGTGCCAGCATGTTCGGCTTGAAGGCGGGGGATATCGCACCGTGGGGGCTCAAGAAAGGCGTCAAGGTGACGCTGCACTTCATCGACCCAGCGGATGGTGAGCATCACACGATGACACGCACGTGGGGACCGATCAGCTTTACGCTGGACGGGGAGGACTGCTCGGCGGAGAAGTCGTCAGACACGATTTTTTATAACACGGTCATGCTCGCTCAAAAGCGGCGCAGCGTGTTCGAGCTGAAGCCCACGGAGCAGGCCGAGTTGGTCAGTGAGGCGCTGGCGTTAGAGGACTGGGAGCGCCGCAGCGACAGAGCCCGCACAGCGGCGTCCGACATGGATATGCGTGTGCGGACATCGGAACGCCTTTACGCAGCCGCAGACGCACGATACGCCACCCTGCTGCAGGTGTCGACGCGGGAAGACTTCGACGCATTCGAGGAGTGGCGGAAGAAGGAGCTGGCGAAGCTGGAGCAAGAGAAGTCGGCAGCCGTGCGTGTGCTTCGGGAATATGAAGGAATGACCGACAAGCTCCGGGCGCACGTCGCGGAAGCTCGGAAAGCGTTGAACGCGGTGATTGCTGCGTCCACGGACACCCAGGTCGAGCTGCGCACGGCTGAGCGGCGTGTCGAGGACTTGCGCGGTGATAGCCAGCCAGGGCGCACATGCCCCACGTGCAAGCGCCCATGGGGAGCGGAGCGACACGAACACCGCATCACCACTGCGCAGGAGCTGCGCATCGCACAGGGAGCTGTTGCCACGATCAGGGCACAGGCTGAGCGACTGCAGGGTGCGTATGAGGATGCGATGACGCAGATGGAGGACGCGAATTCGGGCTGGAGTGCACATGAGGGGATCATGGACGCCGCGCAGCGCGAGCGCGCCCGGCTCCAGCGCGAACTCGTGATGACGCGAGAAACACCGAACCCGCACGCCCGAGCGCTTGAGGAGAACCAGCGCAAGCGGCACGAGGCGGAAGAGGAGCGCGCAGCGTGCAAGTGGGGGATGGATCTGTGCCGGGATCGACTCGGGATCTACACATTCTGGTCACGGGCGTTCAAGGAGCTGCGGCTAGCGGAGATCAGCGAGGCGCTGCGCGAGCTGGAGCTGGAGACCACGGGGGCGCTGGGGGAGCTGGGCTTGCACGGATGGGAGCTTCACTTCGACGTCGAGCGCGAGACCAAGGGGGGCAGCACGTCCCGGGCCTTCGACGTGCGGGTGTCGTGCCCCCAAACACCGGGCACAGTGCCCTGGGCGGCGTGGAGCGGTGGGGTAGGGCAGCGCCTAGCCATCGCGGCTACGATCGGCTTCGCTAACCTGGTGAGGAATCGCAGGAGCCGACTGATGCAGCTGGAGGTGTGGGATGAGCCCACGAAGCACCTGAGCCCCCAGGGGGTGCGGGATCTGCTTGAGTGTTTACAGCAGCGCGCGCACAGTCGTCAGCTACCCATCTGGATCATTGACCACACCAGCTACGCCTACGGGGGCTTCGCTCAGTCAGTGACGATTGTCAAAGACCACAACGGATCGAGGATCGAATGGGACACATGTACAAAGTCGGAATCGTGATCGCGCGGGCCGGACTGAGCGAGCACCAGGAGCGTGAGCTGTCGAAGCTGCTGCGCTCCTGGGATCAGTACGCGGGCGTGTATACAATCTACTGCTGGGGTGGCAGCGCGGACTCGGTGCTGGAGGGAGACACACGCTTCACCACGGGCGGCTGTTTCTACGAGCACCGCGGTGCCACACGTCCCGTGGAAGTCACAGCGGCGGCACTCACCTCGTGCGACGAGGTCTACATCTTCCCGTGCCGGGTAGCGACGCTGTGCAAGAAGGATGCCCCGCTCCTTGTGGGTGCTGCATTACAGGAGCGGGGGTTCAACCAAGCGCGCACTGTCAGCGCCTGGTCGAATGAGCTACGTGCCCGGTCCTAGCCGGGAAAGAGTGACTCGAGGCGCGCGGCCATCGTGCTGTGCACGGAAGCAGGCACCTCACGGCCGCGCCACTCGCGCCACGTCAGCAGCACATAGCCGCCGCTGACGATCAGAGTGAGCCCCACCAGCACAAGCTCGGCAGGGCTCGATTCGTCACCCCCAACAAGTGCCAAGATCCCCAGGAGCGTGAGCAGCCCCAGGGTCAGATGGACACGGATGAGGCGCTTCCCGTGCGTGCGTGTGTGCAGCCGGTCCAGCCTGTCGTAATAGATGAAAGCCAAGGTTGCCAGCGCCACGATGGCAAGAGCTTGGGCGAGTGAGTGCATGTCCATGTCTGTCAGTCCTTTTGAGTTGGTGGCGTCATTGCGGTGAACCACCGCTTGATCAGCCCGAGCACTAGGTCAGGTAGGGCGGCCAGCACTGTGTGGAACACAAGCCCGACAGCGCCAGCAAGTCCCGCGCGAAGCGTGGGACCTCCGCCAAACTTCTGCTCGATTGCCGCGGCGAACACGGTGGCGAGCAGGATGGTTGCCATCAGCCTTCCCAGCGCAGACACTCGCGTGCTGCTTGGGGGCAAGTTAGCGGAGACGATGAACACTCCCGCAGCCGCGCAGCACAGACTCAGAGGGTCGATGCCAAGGGAGGCAAGGCCGCTGAGTGCGACGGCGACAACTGAAGGCACCTGCTCCGGACTCGGAGTTGGGTGATGCATGTAACAATCTCCTTGGTTGGTGGTGGATGGTCTAATAGTTGGGGAACGGCCCTGTGCGCGGCGTGTAGTTAGTGGCCCAGGGTAGAAACACCTCCTCTGAAATGCGGAACTCATCGAACCAGCCCAGGTACTGGTTTGCCCCAGCGAGCCGGCTGATGTTCAACCCTTCATCGCCAACACCGAAAGGGCCCGTGTAGGTGATGATCGTGTCGCCCATGTTCACGCTGCCCTGCCAAACCCCATCCAGCCACACGCCGACAATGTGGCTCGTAGTGCCAGTGATCTGGATCGCAAGCATGTGGAAAGCGCCTGAGGATGGCGTGGTCAGCAGCGGCACGTCGGCACTGACCGTACCGAATGCCACCGTCACCTTGTGAGATAAGGCGGAGATGTTGAGGATGACAGAAAGCCAGTTGAACGCTCCCCCCGTGAGCTGCGGTGCGCCGAACAGTGCACCCACGTTAGAGGACGTCATACAGAAGGCAATCTCGGCGGTCAGGGGGTGCGTGTTCGTCCCCATGCGCGCCCACTCCGTGTTGCCAATCGCAGGGTCGACTGGGACATTGAGGTTGACCCCGGAAGTGATGTTCAGCGAGGACAGTCCGCGATACACGAATGTGTTATCCAGCAGCGCTGCGGAGCTGCCCACGATGCTGCGGTTGTGGGACGACCGGTCCTTGTAGGTCTGCGTGCCAAGCTGCCCCTCCATGTGCATGAGGAGCTTGACATTGGAAAAGCTCGGCGGGCCTGGAGGGGAGCGACGGAAGCTGGAAGCCAGCATCCCGATGTGACTTGCACTCATGCCAGCGCTCCCATCAGGTCGTATTCATTGAGGCCCACCTTGTGCAGTGCGCCGGTGCCTTTGTAGTCGATGACCAGCGAGGCGGGCGTATTGATGACAACACCTGGGGCTGTAAGAGTGATGCCCCCAGCACCCGCAGCGCGGAGCGTGATCACGCACGTGTCGGTGAAAGTGCTCCCACCAGGCACTGTGATCGTGCACCCTGCCGCGTTCGTGCACCGCACGCTGCGGCCCATATCACTGGGCAGCAGCGTGTAAGTGGTTGTGGTCACTGTCGTGATCGGCAGCAAGCCAGACGACGCAACCAACGAGGCACTCTCGACTGCGCTGCGGATGAGCACTGCGAGCGAGTCAGTGTTGCCTGCATCCAGCACGTCCGAGCCCGTAGCATTGACGATGAACTTTGCGAGCGCTACCGCCATCGCGTTCTGCTGGCGCAGGATCTTGTTGAGCATCACCCCGTTCAGGATGCCCGCGGGGAGCCCCCCTGTCAGTGATGCGATCACTGCCTCGTATTCGGCTTGGGTGTAGACGCGTGACCCGCCCGCTTGAGCAAAGTCCTTGAAGTTGTTGGTAGCCATGCTGAATGCCTCAAGTCTTGATGATGACGAGCGTGGTGCGGTTGCGCATGCGGGTTTCTGTCGCGGTGCGCACCCCCGCTGCGGACAGGCTGAGGTTCACCTGGTAGCCTGGTCCAGATTGCTGCATGCCGTTCCCATTGCCGGCACCCAGCACGAACGCACCGGATAGCGTGCCCGTCTGCCCGTCATCAATGCCGAAGGATCCAGTGAAGTCCTGGACTGCGTCAAGCTGCTCGCTCGGCAGCAGTCGTCCTGGGTCAACGCCGCGCGCATGATCCCAGCCGCGCATAGTGTCACCGCGCCAGTCAGGGAGCTTGAAAGTGCCCGCGCCTGCAGTGCCATGAATCGTGCCAATCGCCGCGTACAACCGAGGATACGCGGACTGCAGCAGTGTTTGCCCGAAGCATTCGAGCCAGCCCGGCGGGGGCGTCGGGGAGTGCTCCCACATGGCCTGGATGCCCGCGGGGATTGCCTGGTCATTGACGATCGCGCGGATGGCAGCTTCGAGCTGTGCCGCGAGCGTGCCCGCGTTGCCATTGTCCAGCGAGTCCGCCAAGCTCCAGATACGGGACAGCTCGGCCACCGCAGCGGATACTGTCGAAGTCTGCCGCAGCACTGTGTTCACTTGCTCGCTCAGTGCCACGCCAGGCTGGAAGCCATCAGAGCGCAGCGTGGTCAGTGATGCGTAGGCTGAGTTGGTCAGTGAGTTCGCCGTCAGCGAGCCCGCAAAGGTGTAGTACTGATTGATTGCCACTGTGTTCTCCTTTTCAGATCAAGTAACCGAAGTCGAGGCCGTTGATGGTACCGTTGCTGATGTCCAGGCCGAAAAGTGGGGTGGCTGGCATCGCACCCGTCCCACCACCCGTGCCTGTGAGCCCGTACGTGTACCCGCTGATGGCTACGCCCATGGGGCGCGGAACCATGTCCTGCTGCTCGATGAAGAGCCGGAGGAAGTTGGACATGATGGGGCCAAAAAAGGACACGGACATCGTCATGTCCATATTGTCGTGCACGATCACAATGTTTTCCGACGCTGCCTCAAGCCGCACGAAGAAGGAGTTAAAGCCGGACAGCGGCCCCTCCCAGTGGTTCTGTGCGATCTTGAAACGCAGTGCAGCGCGGTAGCTCGTGTCATCCAGCAAGCTCACACCATCAACTGGAGTGAACGGGCCTTTCCAGTAGCCTGCGTTCCACCCTTTGGTCGTGCTGTTCCACGTGAAGAACTGGTTCGGGACTGGTGTGATCACTGCGCGTGTGATCCCCACCCACTCACCCACTTTGTCAAGCTGTGCACCCTCGGCAGTGTCCAGGTCGAAGTCAGCAATCAGCCCCGCTGCAGTGGACACCACGTCGGCCAGGGGCTGCGTGATCGCATCCAGCACTGCGCCGAAGCGAGGGAGGTCGCGGTAGGCCGGCGTGGCTAGCGTCTTGTAGTCTGTGCTCATGTTAGACCACCGTGATCGTGACGTTGGCGACGCTCAGTGCTGCCTGCTGGTTGTAACCGACCACGATGTCCGTGGTGCCCAGCGTGCCTGCCAGCAAGGCAATCTGGATCACGGTAATCTCGTACGTGAACGACGGAGCAGAACCACCAAGCAGTGCGGGGACGTAGAGCCTGGAGTAGAGCACGTCGTCCCCGATCGGCAGCGCGTTCACGTAGTCAGCCAGGGACTGCTTGATGCTGTCCGCCACTGCGCTCGTGTAACCCGTTAGTGCGTGCAGGCTGATGGCGACCTTGATTGCCACCGCGGCAGGGGTGGAGTAGTTGATCGTGTATGCCGTGGAGAAGGCGTCATGCACGACCACAGAGGATGAGCCGAAAGTCCCGGTGCCTGGAGTTTTGCGCGTCAAGATCGCCTGGCCTATGTCGGTGTTGCTCCCCCCATCCACGACACACGCGATGGAGTGTGCGGGCACACCGTTCCCATCGGTCGCGTTGGTCGCATTCTCATACACCGTGACCTGAGACACCCCCGTGAGCGCCAGCAACGCCCCCCGCAAGCCATCAGTGATGGTCTCTGCCGGCAACCCCACCGACTTGGCCTGACGCCGCCTCAGCGCCGCGTCTGACTCGACCGGGTCACCCAGCGTGGCCGCTGCAGCATTTGTCACTGATACCCAGCCAAAGGTGGGGGTGGCGATCTTCGTGATGGTGCCCGTGGCTGCGGCCACTGCACCGTCGGTGTGGCATGTGGCCGTGACCGTGAGCACTCCACCCGACGGTATTGTGCTGGTGGGGATGTCCCACAGAACCCCGCTCGTGTCGCGCGCCTGCGCGTTGGTCAGCGTCGTGCCCACCGTGCCGATGATCGTGAGATCGGCTTGGCTGTTGCTCGCAATCGCGCGGCTGATGCCGTTGATCTTCACCAGCGAGCTGAGTGCCACAGCGCTTGCAGTGCTGGGGGAAAATGAGTTGTAGACGGAGATCAGTGTGGTGTTGGCGTCGTGGATCGCCTTGGCGAAGATGGCGAGGAGCTGCCCATCTTGTGAGTCGACTCCCACATACGCATCACTGCCGTAGATCCCCTGGAAGCTGGCCTGTAGCGAGGCGAGGATGGCGTCATAGTCCGGGGCAGTGATTCCCGCCGGGGTGACCTGCGCTGCCAGAGTGCTGAGTGGTGCGGGCATGCATGCTCCTTACTGAGTGAGTGTGACAACAGCACTGCCGAAGTCGGTGTTGACAGTGGCCGTGACGGATAGGGATCGGTTGACTTCAGTGCTTGAGTATTCGGCAATCTCCTGAACTCCGGGGGTGTCCAGAATGCGGGACTGGATCGCGGCATCACGTGTGAGCTGCGTGCCATAGCCCAGCACGGACTCGCGGTAGGGGGTGCCCTCCTGCGTGTCGAGGAACCACTCCCCAGTCTGCAGGCCTAGGCGGGACTTGATGACCTGAGCCACTGCGGCTGGGGTATCGACAAGAAAGTTCCCGGGGCGACCGAATACATAGTCGCCGTCGGGGTCTGTTGCTCGGATGCGTAGCGTCATCAGACAGGTCCTCCCGTAGAGCCAGAGCCCGTCTGGACTCCAGTGTGGTGGTGCGTTGCGAAGTTTAGGCCGCCCGTGAGCGCGACGGATGTGGCAACCAGTGCTGCTGCTGTCGTCGCACCCGTGACCGTGAGTGGCCCTGTCACCGTCACAGCCCCTGTGAGGCTGATGGTGGGCGCTGCTATTGTCGCGCTGCTTGCAGCCGCTACATCCACGGTTCCTGCGGTCGTGACACCGATGTGCGATGCAGTGAGTTCCACCACAGACGTACCAGCATCATTTCGGAGCTGCATGCCTCCGGAATTCACTACCGGGGACAGAGTGCGGGTCTGGTTGCGTGCGCCTAGGATGGCAAACCCATCGCTCAGGTCGTGCATGCGAAGTTCAAGCTGCTGCTGCACCCCGCCGCTTTGCCACCACGCATCGATGCAGCGGGACGCGAAGACGACAAGCACCTCGTCCCCAGCGACCACGGGGAATGTGAGCGTGTAGCCCCCAGCGCCCGGGAAGAGCACCGGCACGTCCAGCAGCAAGGGCATCTCCACCCAAGCCTCAGTGCCATCTGCGCTGCTCACGCGGGCCTGGATGCCGGGGCGCACCTCGCACGTCATGTGCACCGCGTCGAACGCTGTGATGGTGCCAGGGAGCGCAGTCCACACAGCCGCCTGATGGGACAGTAGCGCCATGCG